AAAAAAGAAGATCAGGAACTCCAGCAAGTGGAGAAAACTCAATGGTAAGACAAGCACAAAAAAATTATACAGGTAGTTATATATCTGGAGATTTAGGCGGTGTTAAAGTTGGTAATCCAAGTTATCAAAAGTATTACAAAGGTTTAGTATAATGAACTTAGAAAAAGATTTAAAACAATTAAAAAAACAAAAACAGTTAAAAGAATCTGCTATAGCTCAACTTCGTAAAAGAAGTAAAGATTCTGTTGCCAGACCAAGAGCAGAAAAAAATATTACAACTACAAACCCTGAATTACAAAGAATATGATATCAAGATCACAAATGCCAAGAGAATTATATAATAAAGGCACAATGCCTGCTAGAAACAAAAAGAATTTTAGACCCACTAAAAAGGGTGCTGGAATGACAGAGGCTGGAGTTAAAGCTTATAGAAGACTTAACCCAGGTTCTAAATTAAAAACAGCCGTGACTGGAAAAGTGAAGCCAGGATCAAAAGCTGCGAAACGTAGAAAATCATACTGCGCACGTTCACTAGGGCAACTCAAAAGAGCATCAGCTAAAACTAGAAATGATCCGAACTCAAGAATACGTCAGGCTAGAAGGAGATGGAAATGTTAGGCAACAAAAAAAGAAAAATTAAAAAAGTTGTTAAGGCTTTGAAAAAAGCTTCTAAAGCACACGCAGGTCAGGCGAAAATATTAAAAGGAGTTATCAATGGCGGATCCAAAAAAAGGAACAGGTAAAAAACCTAAAGGCTCTGGTAGAAGATTATACACAGACGAAAATCCTAAAGATACAGTTGGTATAAAGTTTGCAACACCTACAGATGCAAGAAAGACTGTTGCAAAAGTTAAAAAAATATCTAAACCGTTTGCTAGAAAAATTCAAATCCTAACAGTTGGAGAACAGCGTGCCAAAGTTATGGGTAAATCAAAAGTCGCTGCTATATTTAAAAAAGGTAAAGATGCAATCAGACGAACTAATAATAATAAATAGAATACAGAAAACATTAAAAGAAAGATATCATAATATTGGAGAAAGCATGATGTCAGGTACAGTTGACAATATGGAAAAATATAAGTATATGCTAGGACAAGCACATACGTGTTTAACAATCTTACAGGATATCTCTAACCTGCTAAATGAAAAGGAGCAAAAAGATGAAAAAGGAACAGTCATCAAACTCGACACCAAAGGTTAAATATGCTTTGGCTGAGAAGTACGACAAAGAAAATAAAGAACAAAACAAAAAAGAAGTAGACGCATACGAGCGTTTAAAATCAAAAGAATCAGATAAGCTACCAAGACCAACTGGGTGGCGAATGTTAATTTTACCTTTTAAGATGGCAGAAAAATCTAAAGGTGGAATTATTTTTGGTCAAGAGACTTTAGAAAAACAACAAGTTGGTTCTACATGTGGACTTGTATTAGCACAAGGTCCAGATTGTTATAACGATAAAGATAGATACCCTGAAGGTCCCTGGTGCAAGACTGGTGATTGGGTGATCTTTGCTCGTTATGCAGGATCCAGAATTCAAATTGACGGGGGTGAAGTACGTTTGCTGAATGACGATGAAGTACTTGCAACTATAGATAACCCCGAAGATATACTTCATCAATACTAAACATAGAAGGAGAACACTATGCCAGATACAGAAGATCTGAAACAAAAAGTTGAACTCGATACTTCAGGGCCAGCAATGGATGTTGATGTTCCTGAAACTGTAGAGGAAAACTTAATAGAAGAGAAAGAAGCTCTTGTTGAAGAACCAACGGTAAGACCCGTTGTACAAGAGACAGTAGAAAAATCTGTCGAAGATAGACATGAGGAAAAGAAAGACGATAAAGAATTAGAACAATACAGTGATAGCGTTCAAAAAAGAATTGCTAAGTTAACAAAAAAATGGAGAGAAGCAGAGCGTCAAAAAGATGAAGCTCTAACTTATGCTCAAAGTGTTTTAAGAAAACAAAAAGATGCTGAGAGTAAACTATCCAAACTGCAACCAGATTTTGTTGCTGTCACAGAAGAAAGTATCACATCAGGCGTAGCAGCTGCGCAAGCTAAACTTGCAGCCGCTAGAGAAGCAAATGATCTAACAGCTGAAGCAGAAGCTTTAGCCGCTATATCTGAGTTAGGATACAAAAAAGCTAAATTGGCTGAAACTAAAATAGCCCAGGAAGCTTTTGAAAAACAACAATCGGAGAAAAGACCTGAAGTTAATTTAAATAGACAAACAGCAGCTAGAGGAACGCCAGATCCCAAAGCCGAAGCATGGAGTGAGAAAAACACATGGTTTGGTAAGGATAATGCTATGACTTATACTGCATTTGACCTACATAAAACATTAACTGAAGTAGAAGGTTATGATCCCTCAAGTGACGAATATTATGCTGAAATAGACAAAAGAATTCGTTTGGAATTTCCGCATAAATTTGCTAATAATAACGATACGGCTGAAAAAGAAACGACCAAGCCAGTACAGACAGTAGCTTCAGCGAAGCGAAGTACAAGATCAGGTCGCAAAACTGTGAGGCTCACACCATCGCAGGTCGCAATCGCTAAAAAATTAGGTGTGCCACTTGAAGAATATGCGAAACAATTAAACATCACGAAGGAGGCTTAAGCATATGGAAAATAATAATGATAAAAAAACCTCTCGTGCGAGTCAAACTAGAGAAAAAACTTCTCACAAAAAAGTTTGGTCTCCACCATCAGCATTAGATGCTCCACCGGCGCCTACAGGTTTTAGGCACAGATGGATAAGAGTTGAATCTTTAGGATTCCAAGACACTAAAAACGTCGCTGGAAGAATAAGATCAGGATACGAATTAGTGAGAGCTGACGAATATCCAGATACTGATTATCCAATCGTAGAGGACGGAAAATATAAAGGGACCATCGGTGTTGGCGGCCTAGTGCTCGCTAGGGTACCGGAAGAGATCGCGCAACAACGACAAGAATACTATGCTAAACAGCATGCAGAAAAAGTTGAAGCAGCAGATAACGATCTTATGAAGGAAGAGCACCCAAGCATGCCTATCAATATTGATAGACAATCGCGTGTTACTTTTGGTGGCTCAAAGAAATCCTAATTTAGGAATTCACAAACCATCGAGATAACATAAACCCGTACTGGAGGCCCTTCGGGGCAGGTACATATAATAGGAGGCCTCTATGGCAAAAACAAACAAAGACGCTGCTTTTGGCTTAAGAGCTATCGGCAAAGTCGGTCAGAATAGAGACAACCAGGGTTTAGGAGAGTACAGTATATCATCTGGTGATACTACTCAAATCTTCTTCCAAGATGCGGTTTCAGCAACAGCGGCTGGTACAATTCACCAAGCTGCAGCTTCTGAAGCTTTCCTTCTTGGATCACTCAATGGTGTCTTTTACACTGATCCAACAACTAGTAAGCCTACGTTTGCTAATCACTATGAAGGTTCAATTGCCGCTAGTGATATCAAAGCTTTCGTAGCTGATGACCCGTATGAAAGATTTGAGATTCAATCGAACAAAGCTACTGCGCACGCGCAGACAGATGTGTTCAAGAATTTCAACATCGAAGTAACAGCTGGAGATTCTGCGAATAATGTTTCTAAATCAGAACTTAATCACAGTACATCTACAACTGGTACGGCTCAATTAAAAGTAACAGGTATCTCAACTGATGTAGAGAACAATACACTTGGCGCTGCTAATTTGAACTTTGTTGTCATGATCAACGAGCACCTGTATAACGCTAAAAATAACGGTATATAATAGTTAGAATAGGAGAACAATTATGGCTATATCACGAGGACAACTAGTTAAAGAACTAGAACCAGGCCTGAATGCACTATTCGGACTGGAATACAAACGTTATGAGAATCAGCATGCTGAGATATACGTAACAGAAACTTCAGACAGGGCGTTTGAAGAAGAAGTTATGTTATCTGGTTTTGCAAATGCTGCAGTTAAACCGGAAGGTTCTGGCGTAGTTTTTGACAATGCTCAAGAAACTTACACAGCTAGATACACTATGGAAACTGTTGCGCTTGCGTTCGCGATCACTGAAGAAGCGATCGAGGACAACTTGTATGACAGACTTGCGTCTAGATATACAAAAGCATTAGCTAGATCCATGGCGAATACTAAACAAATCAAAGCAGTAGATCCGCTTATCCAAGGTTTACCAACTACGGATAATTTTGATTCTGGAGACGGTGTTTCTTTATTTAACACTGCTCACCCAACAATCGCGGGTACTGTATCAAACACGTTAGCAACTCAAGCTGACTTGAATGAAACTTCATTAGAGCAATCATTAATCGATATTGCTGCAATGACAGACGAAAGAGGTCTAAAAATTGCTGCAAGAGGTGTTAAAATGATCGTTCCAAGTGAACTTCAATTCACTGCTGAAAGACTTATGAAGTCTCAAGGTAGAACGTCAACTGCTGATAATGACATTAACGCAATCGCGTCAATGGGAATGATTCCACAAGGTTACAGAGTTAACAACTTCTTAACTGACACGGATGCGTTCTACATTATCACTGATGTGCCTAACGGTATGAAGTATTTCGAAAGAACTCCAATCAGAACAGCGATGGAAGGTGATTTCGATACTGGAAACGTAAGATACAAAGCTAGAGAAAGATACAGATTTGGTGTATCTGACTACAGAGGTATCTTTGGCGTTGAAGGCGCTTAATACTTAAAAAATTTGAGGCGGGCCACAATCCCGCCTCATTTCAAAGATAGAAAGAATAATGACTAAAATTCTAGTAAATATCTGGGCTTATGAACATCACGCTAAATTTATTGTTGAGTGTGAAGATAACTCAGCCTCACTAGAAAAAGCTATACTTGACAAGTTGGGAGAAAAAAGTATAGTTTGGGAAAATCTTGGAAACTCTTATAGTGACAAGATTAACAGAATAACCTATGAGGAGGTTATCGATGGAACAGATGATGCAACACTTGAACGACCTATACTTGAAAAAGAAGGGTCTGGATCTACAGTGGGAGCAAGAGCATCTTAAAGAGGGTAGATATACTCTCAATATGGTTAAGATAGACCGACAAGTTAGAGAAATCTTAAACCATATAAAATTAGCAGAAGCTAAAAAAGAGCATCTAGCTAATAAAGTTGAGGATGCAGCTCCGCAAGTTTCCGTAGCTACTTAATAAAAAGCTACATCGTTGGAAAAATTCCACTCCACACTACAGGCTCTCTTGCACTCTACTAAAAACTAGTATATAAAATAATCACTATACAATTATTTAAAGAACATAGACGCGTATAGTCGACGGCCTAGAGACTATGTTCGGAAACTAGGAGGATATAATTATGGCATCAACTACGTTTAACGGACCAGTAAGGTCTGAAAAAGGTTTCCAAGTTGCAACTAAAAATGCAACTACGGGAGCAGTAACAACTAGAATGAGTTCAGCTATGCCTGACTTAACTGGTTTAGCAAAAGCTGATGTAGCAACAGGAGCTAGTTTAACATTAGCTGCTGACACTATGTCAATCGTAAACTACACAGGTGCAGCTGCAGCAGGTTGCACATTACCAGCAGCTACGCAGGGAACAGTTGTTGTTTACGTTCAAGCAAAAGATACAGCAGGTGGAGTTAATACTTTAGTATTCGATGCAGCTGGAACTGATGTTTGGGCTACTGGTTCTGTAATAGAATCAAGAGCAGCAGCAGAAGCTGACTTTGATATTTCTACAGCAGGTGAAACTAAATTAACTTTCACACCAGTTGACGCAGCTACAAACCTTTTCACAACTGGAAGTAAAATTGCTTTCATTTGTTATGAAACAGGTACATGGCACATTGCATATGAATTTACTGGAGCAGCAGCCGCTACTACAGGTGCATTTGCATTTGCAGCGTAATAAATAATTTTGTGGGCCTTCGGGCCCACATAAAATTTTAAGGAGAAAAAATGACAACATTTGCATCTACACAAGACGGCGTAGCCAGCAATGTAACCGTAGAAACTAAAACTATTCAAGTGGGTAGAACTAGAGCTTACGGAATACATTATGTTGGAACAGCGACTGCAGGAACAATAGAATTAAAAGATGGAACAACTTCTAAAGTTAAAATAGATCATGGTGCAGTAGCGGAAAGTAAAACTGTAATTTTCCCTACACCTATTCTATTTAAAACTAATCTTAATTCTGTTTTCACTACAGAGCAGGTTACGAAGTTAACTGTGTTTCATAGTGGCGGAAGCAACTCGTAGGAGGTTTACGTGGCTTTTTCAGGCACAAGTACATTCGAGAAATTTCTCTCGATCGATGATATTATAACTGAGTCTTTTGAAAGATTAGGATTCTTTGATTACTCTGGTAATGATCTAAGATCAGCTAGACGTTCTTTAAATATAATGTTTCAAGAATGGGACAATAGAGGTTTACATTTTTGGGAAGTTGCAAGAACTGGAATTACACTAGCCTCTGGTCAAAACGAATATACATTATTTAGATCACCTTCTGACGGAAACGCCAACGGAATAACTACGACTTTAACATCTGGTATTTCAGCGGCTGCAACAACTATTCCTGTGGCATCTACAAAAAACATGAACTCTACAGGTAAGATTAGAATTAATTCTGAAGTAATTATTTATACTTCTATTTCTGGAAACAATATAATCTGTGAAGCATCTGGTCGAGGAGCAGATGATACAACAGCTGCAGGGCATTCGTCTGGAGATGGAGTTACAAATTTTGTTGACATGGTTTCAGATATTCTTGAAGCAAGTTTCAGAAACACAAGTGATGTAGATACACCACTTTCAAAAATTAACAGATCACAGTATCAAGCTTTTTCAAACAAAAGTTCTACAGGTCAACCATCACAATACTTTGTACAAAGATTTATAGATAAAGTTACAATCACTTTGTATCTAACACCTGGAGATACACAGGCAGGTAATTTTATTTACTTCTATTATGTAAAAAGAATTCAAGATGCAGGTAAATATACTAATGAAGCAGATGTGGTTAACAGATTTGTACCATGTATGTGTGCAGGTTTAGCTTACTATATGGCTATGAAGAAAGCACCACAGAGAGTTCAAGAGATGAAATTAATTTATGAGGATGAATTACAAAGAGCACTGCAGGAAGATGGATCACCAGCAAGTGTTTACATTTCACCTAAAACTTATTACCCGGAGATATAATGGACAAAGATAGAATACAACAAATAGCAGATGAATTAGCTGAATCAATGTATGGTAAAGACTTTTACGATTTAAGTGGTCGTCAACAAAGTGAAGTTTATGAAAAAGCTATTGTAGAATTAAATGACATGATGGCTGATAAAGCTGACATGATGAGAAAAGGTGAAGCTGACGGTGGTCGTATAAAATTAGAAGCTGGTGGTTATTTAGATTATGTAAGAGCTGTAAAAGAATTAGGATTTCAACCTATTCGTATTGATGAATATAAATCTTTGCAATCTGCTATGGATATGCAGGATATAATTAAATTAACTGAACGATTAAATATGGTTAATAAAAAGGTAGAGTAGTATGTCAAAGTTTGCAAAAGGTAAATACGCATTAGCGATATCAGATAGAAGCGGTCAAGCATTTCCGTGGAGAGAAATGGTTACTGAATGGAATGGTGCGTTTGTACATCTATCAGAGTACGAACCAAAGCAACCACAGTTAGAACCAAAACCTTTTGTGGCTGACCCACAAGGTTTAGAACAAGCAAGACCTCAAAACTTTCCATCTAATCAAATCGGTGGTGGAAACATGGTAGCTAATTTAACTTTACCTGGAGATTTTGCTTTTCAAGATTTTAGTAATAATAGTATGGTACCTGAAAATCCATCTGTTATAAATAATAGAAGAGAAGCACAACTAAATGTAGGAGAGGTTACGGTAAATATAACATGACGTATACAGAGTTGGTACAAAAAATTAGAGATTACACAGAAGTTACAAGTACAGTTTTAACTGATACGATTGTAAATGGATTTATAGAAAATGCAGAGTTTAGAATTCTTAGAGATGTAGATTCTGATAATAATAGAAGATATGTAACTGCTCAATTAATTGCAGGGACAAGATTTATAGATACGCCTCAAAACTTATTGGTTATTAGATCTGCTCAGATTGTAGATTCTGACGGAACAGCTAACCCTGATAATAGAGAATTTTTACAATATAGAGATACTAGTTTTATGTCTGAGTTTAATAATCTAAACTCTCAAGGAGTGCCAAAATATTACAGTAACTGGGATGAGGACACGGTGGTTGTGGCTCCTACTCCAGATGCTACCTACACAATTCAGTTAAATTATATCTTGAAACCTGATGGATTATCGAGTACAGTTCCTACTACATATTTAAGTCTGCAATTTCCCAACGGACTTTTGTATGCATGCCTGGTTGAGGCTTTTAGTTTTCTAAAGGGGCCAAATGATCTCTTGCAATTATACGAAGGAAGGTATAAACAAGCAGTAGAAGGCTTCTCAATAGAACAAATGGGAAGAAGAAGACGAGACGAATATCAATCTGGTGTTCCTCGTATAGGAAAATAGGAGAAAAATAAAATGGCTATAACACAAGCAATTGCAAACTCTTTTAAAAAAGAATTATTAGATGGTGATCACGATTTTACAGCGGCACCTTCTGGTGATATTTTTAAAATAGCTCTTTATACTTCTTCAGCAACTCTAAACTCAGCTACAACTTCTTTGTTAACTAGCTCACCTACTAATGAAGTTCCAAACTCTGGACAATACACAGCAGGTGGTGGAAAATTAGTTAACTTAGCAACTTCAATAACAGCTGGTGTAGCAAGATGTGACTTCGCAGACAGATCGTTTACGAACGTTACTATCACTGCTAGAGGAGCTTTAATCTATAACACATCGTTCTCAAATGCAGCGGTGGCAGTTTTAGATTTTGGAGCAGATAAAACAGCTACATCTGGAGTTTTCACAATTCAGTTTCCGGCTAATACATCAACAGCAGCGATTCTAAGGATCTCTGGTTAATCGTAGGAGGTAAACTCCTATGAGTGGATCAGGAACTTGGGGTGCCGGTGTCTGGGGTCAAAACCAATGGAATGATTTAGCAGACCCAACTTTTACAGTTACGGGTATTGCCCTTACTGCATCTTTAGGTGACGAAACAACTGTCGGTGAAATCAATACTGGTTGGGGTAGACTTAACTGGGGTGATTTTGGTTGGGGTATTGCAGGTACTTTTATAGCTACTGGTGATGCTGTAACAGCAACTTTAGGAACTCCTGTTATTTCTATTGACGTATCCACTGGTCCATCTACAAATAATAATCAACTTATTACAACTTCTCTCGGTTCAGTAACAGCTGATATCAGATCAGTTGTATTTCCAAGTGGTTTACCATTAACTGCAGCCGAAGGAACAGCTGACGCTGGCCCTGATGCAATGGCAACTGGTATTGCAATGTCTATGGGTCTTGGAACTGTAGACGCATTTAACCAAACAGGTTGGGGTAGACAAGGTTGGAATGTTAATGCTTGGGGTGTTGAAGGTCAATTTGCAACTGCAATTGTAACAGGTATTGCAATGACAGCTGCTGCCGGAACATTAGGAATGACCGGTAATGCTAATTTAACTCTTAACACTTTAAACGTAGCTCAAGCAACTCTTGGTAATGTAGATCCAGCTCCGGATGCAAACATTATCGGAGAAGCAATGGTTGCAAACTTAGGAACTTTAGTAGGTCAGGCTGGAGCAGGTGCAACTCCTTCAGGAATTGCAATGACGGCTGGATTAGGAACAGTTACAGCGGTTCCTGGTCAAGAAGTTCCTCTTACAGGATTACCAGCAGAAGCAAGACTTTCTTCAGCATTTAGTATTGTAATTCATATAGATGTTCCTCTCACAGGAATAGACTTGACTATGAACCAAGGATCTGGTAGTGCTTTGATCTGGAACGAAGTTAATACAGGTTCAGCGCCTATAACACCTCCAGGATGGCAAGAGGTGGCTGCATAATGAGTTTGACAGAAACTCATATTTTTAATAAAATGAACGTATAAGGAATTAAAAAATGGCGAATTCAACATCTGCTAACCTAAAACTTACAGTACAAGCAACCGGTGAAAACTCGGGAACTTGGGGTCAAATTACAAATACAAACTTATTAATTTTAGAACAAGCTATTGGTGGTTTTACAACTTTTAACTTAACTAATGCTAACAGATCTTTAACTTTTTCAAACGGTGCTTTATCCGATGGTAAAAACGATGTTATTAAATTAACAGGAACTTTAGCAGCTAATAGAACAGTATCTATTCCAGATTCAATTGAAAAAGTTTATCACGTTCAAAACGCATGTGATCACGCAGGAAACACTTTAACTTTCAAAACATCATCAGGTACAGGTGTCCTTTTATGTGAAGGAAACAACTATGTATTATATTCTGATGGTACAAACATTGTAAAATTATCTGAGCAAAGAAACTGGAGAGCAGTTTCAGCGGCGGAAACAGTTCAAGCTGGTGCTCAACTTTTAGTAAATACAAGTGGTGGAGGAGTAACAATTACGCTACCCGCATCGCCAAGCACGGGAGATGAAGTATCATTCATGGACCAAGGTTATGATTTTAATAGTAACGCATTGACTGTTGGAAGAAATGGCTCTAATATAGCTAATGCAGCATCTGATCTAGTTGTTAATACACAAGGTGCTGGTTTCAGTTTAGTTTATTCTGGAGACGCAACAACAGGCTGGAGCTACAGGGAGAAATAGAACATGTCAAACTACGAAGCTACAAAATACGATTTCGACGGAGCAAATCTTACTGGTATCGAAGGAATTCCTACAGCAACTATTGTGCCATGGTCAGATTCTTCTATACCTTCAGGTTTCTTAGAGTGTAACGGTGCGGCTGTTTCAAGATCAACTTACTCTGCATTATTTGCAATCATAGGTACAACTTATGGTGCTGGAGATGGTGCAACAACTTTTAACGTACCAGACTTACAAGATAACGTAGCAATTGGAAAATCTGGAACAAAAGCTTTAGCATCAACTGGTGGAGCAAACACAGTAACTTCAACTGGAAACGTTGGAGGATCAACAGCTAATGCAACTTTAACAACAGCACAACTTGCATCTCACACTCACCCAGTTCCACAGAATCAGGAAGCAGGTGATGGTCCTTCTGGTCCTAGGGGAGGTAATGGTACAAGACAACCATTTAACGTTACTTCCGGTAGCACAGGTTCTGGAACAGGACACTCTCACAACATGAGTGCAACATTTACTGGTGATGCAACTTCGGTTGTTCAACCTTATTTAACAATTATTTATATTATTAAGACGTAGGAGAAATTATGGCAACTAACGCAACATGGACAGTAGTATTCGACGACAAGATGGTTATTAAACAATCTGGTGATGCAGCAAACACTTCATATGTAATTTCTGATAATGATTTTTGGGGACTAGCTAAATGGAACAACATTTGGGCTATTCAATATGGAACATCAAATCCAAGTGACACTGTAGAATATAGAGACGCAACTCCGCACTCCTCTTGGGAAGATGCAAACTTAGGTGACTTTCAAGATTTTATTGATAAATGGGATGCCGCTCATTTAGCTCAATTACAATCTAATTGGGATAATGATGATGTTGATGGAGAATCAGCAGAAGATAAAATTGCCAGATTAGGTGCAAGACCTACATCTTATTCTTCTTAATCTAAAGATATTTTATATTTAAAAGTCAAAACCATTCTTAAATCATTTAAATCTCTTCTGACTTCTCTGGCGCAATGCTCTATATTTCCATCAAAAACAGTTATTCTTCCAGGTTTTGGAATAATGCTTTTTAATATATCTTGAGTGTTTCTATCATAAAAAACGGTTTCTCCTGCAAAATTAAAGTTCCAAAAATTATTTAAATAATACATAATTGTAATACCTCCTTGGGAGTTTTCATCATAATCTACATGTGATTCGTGAACAGTTCCATAAGGATTTGCACTAGCATATGTTCTTTCTGACTTTAATAAATCAAACATATGCATATCTTTTAATATATTTTCAGTTTGATTTAACAATTTTTTTTCTATTTTATTTTTAAATTTTAGTCTGTAATTAAACTTTCTCCATTTATAAATATCTTTACCTGAACCTATAAAATTCCAAGATACTAAGTCTCTAAAATAAAAATAATTTGTATCAATTTCTTGTTTATCCATGTAATTGTCGAAAATTAAAATCATGTCATGATCTAATTGATTAGCGAGAGAAATAATTCGAGTACTTTTGTTTTGATACCTATCTATATTATAAAGATAAACTAAATTTTCTGCTTTATCACCTATTAAATTTTTTATTATATCTCTATTTTTTTCTGTTTCTTTTTTAAAATATTCGTTTCCATATATAGAGTGAAATAAACCTGCATAACATATGTCTTCTTCACATTTCCATCTTCTCAATTTATTATAAACATTTATTAAGTGTTGAAAGAAACTTTTGTTATAATGAGGAATTTGTTGAGTTTTTTTAGATATTAAATAATTAATGCAGGTAATATATTTGTTCATTATCTTAATTTCATCCAAGATGTCAAAATATATTTTTCACCTGATAAAGGTGGATTCCCTCTGTGTAAATAAGGAAAAGCCGCTGGCCAAATAACTATTCTACCTGTTTTAGATTTTATTCTTTTTGAAAAGTGTAAAAACTCTGTTTCTCCACCCTCTTCAACATCATTTAAATATATGCTAAAAACAAAAGCTCTGGGTTCGTTTTCAAATCCTTTACCATGTTCAATATGCCAAACATGATAACCTTCTGTCGGTAAAGTTTTTTGAATTTTTAAATTTGTATAATAAAAAGGAGTATTTGCATACGCTTCATCAGCCCCTGTATTTTTTATATAATGATTCCAAGCTAAATCAAAGTTTAACATCATTGGTTTTAATTCTTCCCACCAAATATCTACGTTATTTCCAACAGCAAAAAATTGTTGATCTTGTTTTTGTAGTATAGAAGAATTTTCTAATTTTATTCTATTAACTGTATTATTAAATTTATCTTGATTTTCAAAAATTTTAATTGCTTTATTACATTCTTCTTTTGTAATATAGTTATCATATACCCCAATAAAGTTGGTGATATTTACAGTTTTTTCCATTATAATCTGTCTTTCATATTTTAAATAAGTGTTATATAAGCTATTATATGCTACAAAAATTAAAATTCAAGCCAGGCTTTAATAAACAAGACACCGAGTCAGGGGCTGAAGGTCAGTGGACTGATGGTGATTTTGTAAGATTTAGATATGGACTACCTGAAAAAATAGGTGGTTGGCTACAGCTTACAGCAGCTAATAAAACATTACCTGGCGCAGCCAGAGCACAAGTTGCATTCTCAAGTTTTGCAGGTGAAAAATACACTGCAATAGGAACGTCTCAAGGTTTATTTCTTTATTATGGTAATGACTTTTTTGATATTACTCCTTTAGATACAGCGATCACTGGAGGCACATTAACAACTGTTAACGGATCTAGAACAGTAACTATCAATAAAGGTTCGCATGGATTAGCCGTTGGACGATACGTAACTCTTTCATCAGTTACCGTTACAGGAGCATCTGATTTTACGGCAGCGGAACTAGAACAACCTTATGAAATACTAACTGTACCTGATATTGACAAATTTACTGTTCAAGCTTCACGTGCTGAAGGAGGAACCGGTATGACTGCAGCAGGAGCTGTAACTGTTAATCCATATGTTGAAGTTGGACCAACTACACAAACCACGGGATATGGTTGGAGTACATCTACATGGGGAGCTTCGACTTGGGGCACAGCTAGAGCTACAAGTGACGTGATTCTGGATCCAGGAAACTGGAGTTTAGATAATTTTGGTCAAGTGTTAGTTGCAACTATATTTAATGGTAAAACTTTTACATGGAATGCAGGTGCATCAAATCCGAGAGCTCAACGAGCATCTTTAACCACATCAGGTTTTGCAACTGGTAACAATCCCACAGCGAGCAGATTTACACTAGTTTCAGATCGAGACAGACATTTATTTCATTTTGGAACTGAAACAACAATCGGTGACACGACAACTCAAGATCCGATGTTTGTAAGATTTTCTAATCAAGAAGATTTAAATACATACACACCAACGGCCACCAACACTGCCGGTACATTTAGATTAGATACGGGTAATGAAA